ACACCGAGACGGGCGACCAGCAGTGGCCCCTCGTCATCGACGACACCGAGGAGCAGGCCCGAACGCAGTCGGCGGCGGCCAAAGCTCGCGCCATCGCGGCGTTCGCGTCGACCTTCGACGTAGAGGACGTGCCGGGGTGGAGCCGGGCGAAGTCGATCACCAAGGTCGGCACGCTCGCAGCGGCCATCACGACCGGCACAGTGACCTCGACAACTGCGCTTCTGTCGAGCGCGGTCGACACTCTCGAGAACGACGCCTCGACGCTGGTGGACACGCCGGCCGACCTCGCTGCGGCGTTCCAGTCGGCCATCGACCAGATCACGACCATCGCCGGGTGCGACTCGCTCACCGCCGACGCGGGAGCCGACGACACGTCCTCCGTGACGTCGACACCGAACACGGACGTTGCTGACGCTAACGACACGGCGATGGACCGGCTCGTGCGTCGCCTTACCCTCGCCCGGGTCGTAGAGCTCGCAGCGGACACAACATGGGACGTGGCGGACGACGCCATCGAGGTTCGCAACACCTACGCGGCGCGCATCTACGCCGAGGCCGACAAGTCGGACAGCACTACGCGCGAGGAGCTGATCGACCTCGCCTCGGCCTTTGTCCTCGACATCGACGCCCGCGTGGGCAACCTCGCGCGGCTGGAAACGCTGGTCCTTGATGTGCCTTTTGAGACCGCGCTGACGCTGGCCTGGGACCTCTACGGCGACGCCGGCCGCGCCCTCGAGATCGTGGAGCGCAACGGCATTCGGCACCCGCTCTTCGTCGACGGTGGCGAACTCGTGGTGGCGTCCTCATGAGCGTCGAGATCCGAGTTGGCGGGAAGCGCTACGGTGGATGGACCGAGGTGTCGGTGCGAACGTCCCTCGAGGAGTCGGCGGGGCAATTCCGCGTGGTACTCTCGGCGTTTGACCCGGGCACCGAGTCGCCGCTGGACATCGGCGTCCAGAAGGATTGCTCGGTCTGGGTCGACGGGACCAAGGTCATCACCGGGATCGTGGAGCGGGTGACGGCACGAGACGCGGTGGACGGATCGCTCGTCCAGCTCGAGGGCCGGTCGAAGACGGCACAGCTTGAGTGTTCGGTCGCGACCGCCAAGGGGCGCCACAAGCGGCGGACCCCGCTCCAGATCGCCCAGGCGCTAGCGGTCCCCTTTGGCGTGACGGTCGCCGTGGGGGAGGGCGTGACGCTGACTCGCCAGGTTCGGTCGTGGACGGCCAAGGCCTCCGAGAGCGTCCACGGGGCGATCGAGCGGCTGGTCCGGCCCGACAACCTGCTGCTGACGGATGACGCTGACGGCCGGCTTGTGCTGACGAGCGTCGCGCAGTCGGGGCCGGTGGCCCAGACCATCCGCGCGGGCGAGGGCCCGGTGCTTGCGGTTGAGTCGACGGCGGACGCGACCGAGGTCTTTAGCGACTACTACTGCCGGGGTCAGAGCTACGGCACGGACAACGACAGCGGCGAGGCGGTGTCGTCGCCATCGGGCTACGCATCGGATCCCGACGTGACGCTACACCGGCCGACGGTCATCGACGCGGACGGGGCGTCGGGCGCTGCGCAGTGCCGGGAGCGAGCTCGAGCCGAGGCAGCGACGCGGGCCGGGCGCTCGGTGCCGGTGCGCGTCCAGGTTCAAGGCTGGCAGTGGGCGGACGGTACGGTGGTGCAGAAGGGTCAGCGGGTGCGCGTGGTGAGCACGACGGCACGGCTTGACGGCGTCTTCGTGGTGGTCTCGGTCGACTACACAAAGAGTCACGCGAGCGGGACCATCGCGGATCTCGTGCTGCTACCCCCGTCCGCGTTCACCGTCGACGAGATCGTCGCCAAGCCGTCGAAGCGTCGCGCATCTCCTCGCCAGTCGCTCGCCGAGGCGCGGGCTGAGGCTGCGGCGACGCTCACCCAGATGATGCGCGCGGCCGTGGGGGTGTGGAAGTGACCCGACTCGTCGACATGTTCCTCCGTGGCGTCGTGGACCGGGTCACCGACTCGTCTAAGTTCCAGGGCGTTGTCGCCAAGCTCCGCGCATACGACGACCTCGAGGACGGGCCGGACGGCTCGGGCGTGGAGCACTGGCTCCCCTACGGATTCACGGCGGTCGCGAAGGCTGGTGCCGAGGCGCTGGTCGGCTACCTCGGGGGCGACTCGGACAAGGCCGTCGTGATCTCGGTGGGCGACCGCCGGTACCGGCTGACGGGGCTTGCCGAGGGCGAGGTCGCGCTCTACGACGACCAGGGTGCCAAGGTGCACCTGACGCGCTCCGGGATCGTCCTTGAGCCGGCGTCGGGCCAGACGGTGGAACTGGGCGGAACCGGTGGGGCTCAGGTCGCGCGGAACGGGGACGGGACGATCGTCGACGGGACCACCGACTCCGCACTTTTTGTGTTCCTGGGCCAGGTCCAGTCCGGGATCGTCGCTGCGGGCGGGACGTGCCCGCCTCCTCCGACGACCATCACGGGCAAGGTCAGCGCCGGCTCGACGACGGTCAAGGCGGTGGCATGACCGACTTCATCAACAGCCTTCGCGGACTCGACGGCACGACCGCCTCGGGCCGCTTCGCCATCTTTCCGCCCCAGGGCGAGAGCGACCAGGCGAGCCTCGACGAGCTGCGCGAGGCCATCGTAATCAGCCTGCACACCGACCGCCGGGCCGATGCATCCGAGCTGCCCCACGGCGTGCGCAACCGCGGCTGGTGGGGCTCGACCTACGAGACCGGCGACGCCCTCGGCTCGCTTCTCTGGGCGGTTATGGCTCGCGGCATGACGACCGCGAGCGCGGCGGCCTACGCTGACGCGGCTCGGGCGGCCTTGAAGTGGCTCACCGACGACGGGGTGGCGGACAAGGTCGACGTGACGGCCGAGCGCGTGAACGGCGGCGTTCAGCTCACTACCATCATCCACCGGGGCAACGCCGAGCCCTACAGCTATGTCTGGGAGGCTTACCGTGGCCAATGACCCGGAATCCGGCTTCGTCGTCCCCGATATCGACCGCACGATCAATGGGGTAAAGGACGACATCAACGCCCGTCTCACCGGGGCGGACGCATACCTCCCTTACATCGGCCAGGCGCTCCGCCGTCGTGTGACGAACGCGATCGCGATCGCCCTCGGCGGTGCGGTCTGGGGCGTCCACGCCTTCGTCGGGCGCGGGCTTCGTCAGCTCTTCCCGCACACTGCGCCTGATTGGGGCGTGCTTGCATGGGCGGACATTTTTGGACTCACCCGCATCCAGCCGACGACGGCCGCGATCACGGTGACGTTCACGGGCACCGCCTCGACGTCCATTCCGAGCGGCACCGAGGTCGTCGACGGCAACGGCAACGCCTACACGACCGACACGACGGATAGCATCGGTGGCGGCGGGTCGGTGACCATCGCTGCCACGGCGAGCTTCACGGGGACGGCCGGCAACCTGGACCCAGGCGCGGTGCTGACTCTTTCCTCGGCCATCTCGGGCGTAGACTCTGATGCGGCGGTCGCGTCGCTGGCAACGGCGGCGGTCGACCTCGAGACCGTCGAGGCGCTTCGGGTTCGCGTGCTCGAGCGCATGCGTCGCCGAGGCTCCACGGGCACACAGGGCAACGCGGCCGACTACGAGACTTGGACGCGCGAGGCTCTGAGCACGGTCGACAAGGTCTGGGTGCGGACGCCTGCGGGCGGCGCGCTCCCCGGAGAGGTTGAGGTGCGCTTCACGACAACGGACGGGCCCATCCCCGGTTCGGGCGAGCGGGACACGGTGCTCGACTACATCAAGGGCACCAGCGCCGAGAGCTACACCGACGGCAAGGCTCCTGCCAACGCCTCTCCCCAGGTCCCCGCGCTGACGGGAGAGGCGACGACCTTCAATCTGACGATTACGCCGAACACGACCGCCCAGCAGGCCCTTGTCGAGGCCGAACTCGACGCGCTCTGGGATCGCGAGTCGGAGCCGGGCGGGACGATCTACCTCTGGCAGATCCATGGGGCCATTGATGCGTCGGGTGTGGACACGCTCATGGTGAACACCATCAACGGCCTGGCCCCCGCTGACGTGTCGGCGACGTCCATCGACCACCTCACCACGCGCTCCACGGTGACTTTCGCATGAACGGATACTTCCCCGACAAGACGGACGCCGACTACCGCGACGTCTTGCTCCGCCTGCTGCCCGACGGCGCGGCGTGGGACAAGGGGGAAGGGTCCGGCCTCTATCAGGCCGCGTATGCGTTCGGTGGCGTCCTCTCGCGCGTCCACAACCGTATCCTCGACGCCATCCAGACCGAGGGCGACCCGCGCACCGCGGACGAGACGCTCGAGGCATGGGAAGAGTCCTGGGGGCTTCCCGACCCGTGCGCGACGGCTCCGACGACGGACGCAGCGCGGCGCGCTGCCTTGCACGCCCGAGTCGTGGACACGGGCGGCCTCACCATCAACGACATTGTCGAGGTCGCCGCTGCGCTCGGCTACGTCGTGACGGTCACGCCGGTCTACCAGGTGTACTTCCGCGTCGGCATCAGCGAGATCAGCGACGAACTCTGGTCCTGGGCCGACGCCGACAAGCTTCTCATCACCGCCGACACGGCGGGTGCCCTCGTCTCCACCGACCTTTTCGAGTGCGCCATCAAGCGCTTGATTGCCCACGCTACGTGGGAGTTCACCTACACGCCTTAGGAGGGCCGCCATGTTCCGCCCTGACGGACCCGATACCGTAGCGTCCAAGCCAACCCCCGGAGCCGCTGGCACCGAGGGCTGGTTCGAGCCCGGCACCGTCTTTGACACGGACACCGCTAACCTCATCGTCGGCGAGCTGCGAGAGATCGCCGTGCTCGGCGGGCAGTCGGCCGACAAGACCGACCACACGCAGTGCGCCACGGTGCTTGCTCCCGTCCAGACCCTCGACTCGGACTCGAGCGACACGGGCTACGAAACGACGTACCAGACCCGCCTCGTCGCGGCGTGCAACACGAGCCGAGCCAGCGGTGACCGCTCCGTCTCGATGGCGTCCAACGGCGGATGGGCTCAGGGCGACCAGTCGACCGTTGTTGCGTCCATCGGTGGCCGGACCGGGGCGAGCTCGGCGCAGGCCGCCGTCATCGCGTGCGGGAAGACGGGCAACCTTTCGGTGAGCGAGGCGACGGGCACCGCGGCCGCGGTCATCGCCTGCACCGGCGACCGCACGGGCCGCAACCCCACCGCGTCGGGCGAGGCGGCCGCGGTCATCGCCTGCATCAACGACGCTGCGGCCCCGGTCGCGTCGGGGACGGCTGCCGTACTCGTGGCCTGCGACGGGGGCACCGTCTCGGGCACCACGTCGGCCGCCATCGCCTGCCAGGAGACGGATGTCTCGGGCGTAAACCCGACCGCGGCCATCGGCTGCAACGGGTCCGAGGTGACGGGTGCCCACTCGGTGCTGGTGGGGTCGATCAATGCCCGGCTCACGACCGACTTCGCGCTTGCGCTGGGCTACTCGGCCTCCCCGCTGGCTGGATCGGGCGACGAGAACATCACGATCTTGCTGGATGGGCAGCAGGGCCGCGTCATCGCGCAGGAGCTGGACATCGACGACGGTGTGGCGCTCGGCGGCGGCGCGACGCCCACGCTCGGGACGATCGGTGGCTCGGGCCCGATGAACGCCGGGCAGGCGCAGTGGCTCCAGGTCTACATCGGCAACATAGCACACTGGATCCCCGTCTGGACCTAGAGGCAGTATCCGTCCAGGCAGCCGTTCTTGCACGGGCGCCGCGTCTGCCACGGTGGGCACGTCCCTACCGCTCGGGATGAGCGCGCATCGTCCACACGGTGGTGCGACATGTTGTGCGACGTCAAGCCTTCCGCGCGGCGGTGCGAAGAGCCTGGGCCAGTGCGGACCGCGAGACGGCGTGAAAGTTCTTCTCGACGGTGCGCCGAGCGTTTCGCCGGAACATCCACTTGCGTCGGAACGTCGTCGACTTGTCGAATGAGTAGAGCACCGTAAACGGGACGCGCTCGGAGCCGTCGCGGACCGCGATCACTTCTTTGCCCGACTTGAGCCGCGTCTTGAACGGTAGCGGCTTGCGGTGCTTGCCCGCCTTCTTTGGGCGCTTGCGTCGTGCGCTCGCTCTGGCGGACTTCTCGAGGACTCGCCCGGGCCAGTGTGCCGGCGTCGTCCGGCCGGTCTTGGTGCGCGCTCGCATTTCGGGCGTCGCGACAGGGCCATCCAGCCGGCCTCCCTCTCCGAGGGCGACCATCGGGTCGTCGGGCCGATGCCCGCCGGGCGGGCGCCATCCGACCTCGGCCCATTGCCGGCGCTTCGTCGCCTTGACCGCGCGGATACCTCGACGAACGAAGTTTCCTCGGGGGTCGACGACCTTCTCGACGTCGACGCGCTCGGCGTCTGCGGCCATGTAGGCGAGGCGCGTCAGCGTTAGCGCAGTGGCGAACGGGTATTGCTTCCGCACCAACTCGCTCGTGAACCGCCGGAACGGCGCGGGGTCGATGCGAATTCGGATGCGAGTGCCTGACATGTTGCGCCCTCTGGCCTGTCCGCTCTAGTATGTTGCCACGACGGCGCGAGAAGGTGAACACTATGCGCGGAATCCAATGGACGGCGGCTTCGGCTACGTCCTTCACGATCGATGAGGCGGCCCTCGAGGCGGTCGAGACGGGCGCGGGTCGCCTCGCCCCGGTGCGTGTGCGGAAGGGTCGGCTTGTCGCGACAGGCGGCAACGGGGCATGGGACATCGAGTTCCGGCCGCTGACGAAGTCGCTGACGCTCGGGGGCGCCGACATCACCTCGGCCGTCGTCAAGGTGGTCTCCGCCGACACCGACACGACGGTCGCGTGGGTCTACGACTACGAGGAGCACGGTCCGATCGACCAGGTGGTTGTCACGTGCGCTGGTGGCGCTGCGACGCCGACCTTCACGTGGGAAGCGCCCGCACCTGCGAAGCAGGCGTAGACCATGGGATTCCACGGCGCCCGTAAGGCGGGCATATCGGCAGCGCAGGCAACCGCCCTCGATCTCGCCGAAGGTCTCGATGCTCTCACGTCGACCGCGACCACGGACCTCGTCGCCGGTGACGGCCTGGGTGGGTGGCAGCGCACGGCGCTTTCCTCCATTGCGACTCCCGCTGGCGCGCTCGCGGGCGCGACGTTCATCAGCGCTGCGGGCGAGACCGCTGTTGCGGGCGAGCTCACCATCGTCTCGTGTGACGACGAAGACGACAACATCACAGTCGACCTTCCAGCTTCACCGTCGGCCGGCGATACCGTGCGGTTGGTCAACGTCTCGACTGAGGACTACGACGTTATTGCCGGAAGGAACGGCGAGACGATCAACTTTGCCGAGTCCGACTTCGCCGTCGGCGGGCCTGGCATGGCGGCAGTGTACACCTACACCGGCGCGACGTGGATCGTGGGTCGGTTCGGCTCGCCGCCAGTCATGAGCCAGGCCGAGGCCGAGGCGGGCACATCGACCGAGCCCCGGCTGACGACGCCGGAGCGCCAGGCGCAGGCCATCGCGGCTCTAGGCGGTGGCGGCGGTGGCGGCGGTAGCGGCGGTGGCGGCGGGGGCCCGGGCGAGTACCTCCTCGGTGTGGTCGCGA